AACTTCCAATACGAATGAAATTTGACATTGTATTATCGGTGTTTAAACGTTCACTATTTGCGAATGTTCTCTCTAAATTTCCATTGATGAAAATATCAACAGTTTTATTTTCATTGAAATTTAAAACGATATTGTTCCATTTTTGGTTTTGCATACTTATATCATATGTTATATCATATGGTTTGCCTTTGCCAATCGTAAACCTATATTTATCTTTGATTGGATCGTTTTTTGATGTAATATATTCTATTTTTGGGAAGGAATCACCGTAAGAGAATATATGCGATTTATCGAGTGAATTACTAGTTGGATTTAAATATACCCACATTGATATTGAATAATTTGCTCGTGTTGTTTTTTTAGAACCATCATCTTGTGCGTCGAATCTATTTGTAACTGGTATATCTAAAAAAACTGGTTCGTTTATAATTTGTATACTATCATTCATTAGCTTGGATGAAAATAATTTGGGTAGTGCAATGTATCCAAATACTAGTATAATTTGTAGAACTAATAAAATAAATGTAACGCTAGATGTCAAATTATATTGTTGTTTGAAATATTTGACAAGGTCCTCAAACAAACAAGGAATGTAAACAATCAGATTCAATATAAATCCTAACCAATCTGAAGAATTATTCAGATAGCGCAATATTTGGTTATTTAAAAATGATAATCCAACAATGATGATTGATATTACTAAACTGATTTCAACAATATTAATGAATAATCTGGTTGTAGGGTTGCGAGAAGAACTGTCAAAAAATTTATACCGTTCTAGATAATTTTTATAAAACTCAACAATGATTCCGCCTATTAAAAATATTAGAATAAAAGCAATAATAGGACCCTTTATTAAGAGGCTTGATTTATCCATAAACAACTTATATAGCGATATGGCTACAATTATCATCAATATGGAAATTACAATAGCAAATGATTGTGTTTCGGATACACCAATATCAGACGATACATAAAATAAACTTAACATCATAGCAACTAATAAAACAACTAATACTGTTTGACCGCTATTCATATTAAGACTTGACATAAATGTAGATTCTGACATAATTTACCTAAACGTCTATATATTACTACTATAAATTTTCAATAGCAGTTTTCTTCCCGTGACAATCTCTACATAGAGCAATTAGATTGTTAACGTGATTACTTCCACCATTTTCCAAGCGAATTGTATGATCAACCTCAAACCATGCAGGTAGTTGTTTCTTACAATCGCCACAATGCCAATTTTGTTGGGCGGCTACAAACTTCTTTTTAGTTTCGCTAACCGACCGTTTTGTAGCAACCTTTGTATCTACTCCTCCTGAATTCATTATACGATTCTCATATTGCTGTGTACGCGGAACATTGAAATCATGTTTTGATGTAAAATCCAAAATAGGTGAGATCATATTTGTGGTACTCTTATCAATTGGTAAATATTTAAGATACTCATTGGATGCGACCAACATTGTATGTGCCCTCTCTGGATTCTTTCGCATAACCCAACACAACATATATCCAGCAAATGCAACGCCTATCATTTGATAGTATTTCTTCCATGATAATGCAATTTTCATATATTTGCCGTCGGTATGTATATTGGATATTACAAATATTGTTATTATAAATATAACAATCTCAAATCGCATCTCTATATAGTATATGTATATCTAAGATTCCTTCGTCATAATGTATATTACGAGAATACAAGATAATGTAAATGCCGTATGTATATAATGTTTTTTAATATTTAATGTTTCGCTTAATACGAATGGTTTAGCCTTGTAATACGATTTGTATATATCAATCGATTTCAAAAACGAAATTTCTTCTTTACCAATAGATACATTAACCTTGTTATGTATGAAATGGACCCAGCGTATAAATGATTCACGTGAATCTAAATAAGGAGTTACTGGATATTTATCCAACAAATTGCTAAATTTATTGCCAATCTCTGAAACCGGTATGAATAAAGGCATATTTTGGATTAAATCATAATATTTTCGTTTCGTAACTGCATTTGGTGATTCGGGATAGGAATGAGCAATAGTATGTAGAAAAAACCAATAATGTGGTCCCCATACGTCAGGTTCGAAATTCATATACACAAACTATATAGAACAATTGTATTATAAATACGAAGATTGTCGATGAATAAAAATACAAATTGTAACAATTGTGGTAAATCTGGACATATATTTAGTAATTGTAAAATGCCAATTACCAGTTATGGAGTCATTGCATTTCGTAAACCTAAAAACGAAGGTGATATTCAATATTTGATGATCTGTAGAAAAGATACTCTCGGATATATTGATTTTATGCGCGGTAAATATTCAATAAATAATAAAGAATACATAATGAATATGATGAAACAAATGACAAATAATGAGAAACAACAATTATTATCTAAAGATTTTGAAGAGTTATGGAAAAACATATGGGGGAACGGGTTTTATAACAATCGATATAAACTCGAAGAAAGTATATCAAATGATAAATTTAATGCATTGATTGCCGGTGTAACTGTAGAAAATGATTCTTATTCATTGAAAAGTATTATCGATGAATCGCAAAAATACGGTCAATGGACGGAACCTGAATGGGGGTTTCCGAAAGGTCGTCGTAATACTAATGAAACCGATTATGAATGTGCAATTCGTGAATTCTCTGAAGAAACGGGTTTCAGTAAAAATATAATAAAACCTGTTCATAACGTCATTCCATTCGAGGAAATTTTTACAGGTTCCAATTATTTTTCATACAAACATAAATATTTCTTAGTGAATATAGAGTATAACAATACATTGAATATACAAAATTATCAACGTTCTGAAGTATCAAAAATGAATTGGTCGTCCATTGATGATTGTCTAGCAAATATACGGGATTACAATTTAGAAAAAAAACGAATTATAACAAACGTTGATACGTCATTAAAACAATTAACTGTATATCAATTGTGATAAAAATGACATATTTATATATATATAATATATATATGCCACCTAATAAGACAAAAAAATATAAAATATGTCCGCTGGAAGTATGCCCAACGGGGGAATGCCCTGAAGATATGAAGTGGCACTTTCATAAACAACATTGTATATATGAAAAATGTCCGGCTAAAATATGTCCATCTGGAGAATGTTCAAGGAATACGGATTGGAATGTAGCTACACAAAAATGCAGAATTAAACCATATACGGATTGGACTCCTGTAAAAAATGGCGTACGTTATTTACCAGAAGACTTAAAAAGTATGGTTGGTGAAGAAGCATATAAACGTGACTATGAAGACGAAGCAACGAAACGAGGCGAAACGATTGCTTTAAGACGTATGCAAAGAAAAATTAAAATTGGTGAACCGATTATTATCGTAGACCCTATACCTATCATAGAACCCGAAATTAAACCGATTGCCGCACCATTAGTTGTTCGAAAGGCAACAAAGAAGGTATCTATATCCACTAGGTCACCCATTATTGTAGATAAATTTAAAGGAAACATACCGACAATTGAAGAAATTCCAGAAGAACCCGAACCTACTCCACCTAGAGAACCCGAACCTACGCCACCTAGAGAACCCGAACCTACGCCACCTAGAGAACCCGAACCTATCCCAGAAGATGAAGATGTGATCGAAGAAGAATATGTAGATAATTCTGAACATGAGTATTTATACCCTCATCTAGATGATCCCAACTTCAGTTTGAAAATTGCAAAACGAAAAGAGTTTAATGATTATCAGTATGATGGTTCGGTAACATCTATCGAAGATATACAGGAACAAGCATCTAAATTATGTAGTGCCGATTTCGAATTAATGCCACATCAAACTTTCGTTAAAAATTTCATGTCATTACAAACACCATATAACAGCTTGTTATTATATCACGGATTAGGGACAGGGAAAACATGTTCTGCGATTGGAGTATCTGAAGAAATGCGTAGATATATGAAACAAATCGGTTTGAAAAAATCAATAATGATTATTGCTTCGCCGAACGTACAAAATAACTTTATGTTACAATTATTCGATGAACGCAAACTTAAATTAGAAGATGGTATATGGAATTTGAATACTTGTGTTGGTAATATGTTATTGAAAGAGATCAACCCAACCGATACAAAAGGTTATGAGAGCGATCGGGAGAACATTACTTATCAAATAAGGTCTATTATACGTCAATATTATGTATTTATGGGATATATACAATTCGCGAATTTTATTAATGAATCTATTGAAATAAAAGGTGATATATCATATTCAGACAACGAGAGAGAACGCATTAAAAAACAACGCATTAAAAATATTTTCAATAGTCGTTTGATAGTAATTGATGAGGTTCATAATATACGTACTACAAAAATAAACAGCACTCGCAAACCATCGGATTTATTGATGGAAGTAGTTAAATATACAGATAGCATGAAACTACTATTATTATCGGCAACACCTATGTATAACTCATATCAAGAAATCATATGGCTAACTAATTTGATGAATTTGAATGACAAACGTAAAATGTGTAAAATATCAGATATATTTGAGCCAGATGGTAATTTCATACCAAATAAAGGTAAGGAACTACTAATTCGGAAGTTAAATGGATACGTTTCATACATAAGAGGAGAGAACCCTTATACATTTCCATTTCGGGTTTACCCAGATAAGGATGAATCAGCTATATATCCAACAATACAAATGAACGATAAACCGATTGAACCAGGCAAGGAATTGAAATATATTAATGTATTTACAAATGGAATAGGTGAATATCAAGAAAAGGTATATAAAATGTGTATAGAGAACCTGTATAAACGAAGCGAAGATGCAAAGAATGCATTTGAAGATAAGGAATCATTCGGATATTCGATTTTACAAAAGCCACTAGAAGCTTTAAATATTGTGTATCCATCAGACGAATACAATCCAGATGCAACATATACAGTCGAAGAGGAAAGCGATCTAATTGTAAATATGATTGGTAAGACTGGATTATCCAATATTATGCAAACCAAACCAAATTTTGAATATAAATCGAATAAATATGGTCGTATATTCAGCCCATCAGAATTGCCAAAATACAGTACAAAAATTGCAAAATTTTGTGAAATAGTTAAACGGTCAGATGGAATTATTCTGATATATTCACAATATATAGACGGTGGTGCTGTGCCAATTGCATTGGCATTAGAAGAAATCGGATTTACTCGTTACAGTTCAGATACAAATGCAAAATCGCTGTTTAATGTTGCACCAGTTCCACCAGTTGGATATAATTCAAATATAGCAAATAGTTCACAGGCAAAATACGTGATGATTACAGGCGATTTGACATATTCCCCAAATAATAGTGAAGATATAAAATATTTGAATAGTGAAGAGAACGTCGACGGAAAACTAGTAAAAGTTATAATAATTTCAAAAGCCGCTGGTGAAGGAATTGATTTCAAGAACATCAGACAAGTACACATACTGGAACCATGGTATAATATGAACCGTATAGAACAAATTATCGGTCGTGCAGTACGAAATTTAAGTCACTGTAAATTACCATACGAAAAACGAAATGTTGAAATATTCCTATACTCTACCTTACTTGGAACACAAAAAGAAGCTGCGGATATGTATGTATATCGCCTCGCAGAACAAAAAGCAATTGTTATTGGAAGAGTGACTCGTGTTCTCAAAAATATCGCCGTAGATTGTCTTTTGAATATTGCACAGACCAATTTTACCACTTCTATGTTACAAAAACTTATTAAAAATGTAACCATAAAATTATCTTTATCTAGTGGCGGGACAAAGGAATATGAAATAGGCGACAAACCGCACACGGAAATATGTGATTATATGGATAATTGTGAAATCAAATGTTACCCAAATGAGGTTCTCCCATCCAATGATGAAGTCAAATACGATACATATAGCGAAGAATTCCTAGATGGTAATAATACAATAATAATACAACGTATTCGTAACCTATTTAAGGATAGATATTTTTATACAATCGATGAGATATTTCAAGAAATCAATAAATTTAAAAAATACCCCAAAGAGCAAATATATTCATCGCTTACACGAATGATAGATAACTCAAACGAATATGTTACTGATAAATATGGACGATTGGGAAATATAATTAATAATAACGACACGTATTTATTTCAACCAGTCGAGATAACCGACTTAAACGCATCTGTATATGAAAGGAACGTTCCAGTTG